AACCATTTATTGTCAAATTTTAAGACTTTAAAATATCAACAATTTTAGAGTGGATTACAGCCATTTCTGAAGATTCCACATAGAAGTCTGTAGTGGGATCATAGTAGGAACCTTCTTTGTTGTCATAATACAACACTCGACCGGAGAAATTGAAGGGTCCTTCTAGACCTTTGCGAGGACCATATTTGGTACGCATTTCATCCATTTGATACTTGTCAGCAACAACTTTGTAACCCATGAACAACTCCTTTTGACTGAATAAGACTCTATTATAGAGCCAAATCCATTTAATGTCAACCTCGTGTTAGTTCCCAATTTGTAACACTCAAGTATTCAAAATTATCACGTTGTTTAAGATGGAAATTTCCGTTGATTTCAATCAAATTACTGGTGTTGAAAACATGATTCCACAAATGTTCTAACTGATTTTTTGCTTCAATCTGAATCATTACGGCGTAGTCATTCCTGGTGTCTTTCAACCAATATTGTACCACACTTGCACGTTTAGTTTTTTGCGCAATACGTTTGATAGGTGTCAACGTCCTACTGGAATTAATCATGGGGTTCTTTGCAAGACAAGGCGGCTCAACTTGTAGTCGAACTTCATCTAATTGATTATCATATTCATAAAATGCAGGTAAGTAATATGCTAGTCCCAACATTTCTTCACGAAATTTTGTACCGTCACTATGCACAAATGTACATAAGTCATTTCGGTAATTAGACATTCGTTCACCTTTAAGTTTCCACATTACTATTTTTTTGCTATAGTAATCTCGGATACGTTCAGCCTGTGAATAGTCTTCACTAATCAATGATTCAAATAAGTCTTTATCTAATAACTTTCCTATTCTACCCTGAGCAGTTCCTGCATCACGTAATCTTTTCCATGCACTACTCAGTGCCAACAAATCAATTGGACTTTCGTATATTTCATATTTTTTTACGTTCGGATTCATGTTCCTATCATTCATAAATGAATCTAAACTAAAAACATTATTAGATGCAAGATTTATACTGCCGTAGTTAACATTACCGGGATTAATTGTCAATGGTGGAATTGGGAGATTGCGTGTACTAAGTGTTGCCATAATATTTCTTTAACTAACTGTTATGTCTTCCATACCGGCTGCTCTCAAACGAACAATATGACCAAGCATGAAATTTTTTGAATCTAAACCCTTCATGGTACCCAACCACTTATTTCGCAGTAATGCTACTTCGTTGATGATTGTTTCCATATCGATTACTTCATCTTCACCTTCAACATACTTTTCAGCAGTTCTATCACTCAATGCACGATTGTATGCTTCTAGATATTTTTGAAAATGTTTACGCCTAATTTTACGTAATTGTAAATTAAGATATTGAAGGACCGCTTCAATCTCTTGTAGTTGATTAAAGCGGTGCTCTGTGATACCCGGTAATGCAGAAATGTTTTTCTCTACGTTACCGTAAATCCTAACATCACTTTTTGCAGAGGCTAGCTCTGCATCATAGTGTGACAAGAAATCGGGTATTTTTGAAAGATCCGCACTTACTCGGGTATACCAATTGCCGGACATTTAATCGTAACTTTCGTCTTCGTCTTCTTCGTATTCTTCGTAGTCTTCTTCTTGGAAATGTTGTTCCGCATAACCCTTGAGTGCCTTAGTGATATCTTTATCTTTAAATGCATCTTTGATATCTTCAACCTCATAGTTGTTATCCATCAAGAAATTCACTAAAGAGTCGGCAGCATCACCTCGATCATTAAGATCAACGTGGTCACGCAATAGTTCCCATACTTCAGTAATCACAACTAAACTCATTCTGTTACCTCGGTTTCTACCTCTGCGGTTACAATACTCTTAGTTACACCAGTATACTCTAGCATAACTTTATCCAAACAACCATCTTTGTTAGCTTCCCAACCCTTACGGAATGATTTCAGAATCTCACCGTCTTTGGTAGTATATACAAGACTATTGCCTTCTTTTTTCAATGCACCTGATTTCTCAAGCATATCAGTCAAACCAGAGTAAGGACTCATTCCTGATTCGTAAGGAATCTTAACTTGAATACTTTCAAAAGGTTTAGCATAACGAGTTTTCATAATCTTGCAAGCGGCTCGAATGCCCATTACATCAGAAATCTTGTTACCATCTTCGTCTTCTTTCAACTTCAACTTCTTCATAGCAACAACAATACTTGATGCATAAACAAAACCTTGACCACCTGAGATTTTATCATCGGGGTCAAACATATCCTGTGAAGCATACGTGTGATTAGTAGCAACTAACCCTACATTATGACTACCAAACATGTTAACACAATTACGAACCAGTGCTGTCAGTGCTTTAGGCTTACGACCCATGTCACCTTTCATATCACCTGCCTCAAACTGATTAACGTCGGTTGGTGTCAATAGCATACCCAATGAATCAATAATAAACAATACCTTAGGACGATCCGTATCGGGTAATGTTTTGTATGATTTCATAAACTCACTAATAGTTTTGGCTACATCGTCAATCATAGCCATGTTTAGTTTAAGCAATTTGCTTTCGCTAGTGTCTACACCTAGGTCATGCAACCACTTTTCGTCAAGCGCATTTTCACTATCTACTAGTACTACGTAGATTCCTTGTTGTTGCGCATGGCGTACCAAGTTGCCCGAACAAATGAAAGACTTGCCAGAACCAGATTCTCCAGCGAATACAGTGACTTTGCCAAGAGGCACGCCTTTGTTAAAATCACCACTAATAAGATAGTTAAGTCCATAATTTCCTGTACTGACCCAGTCAGTTGGGTCGTTATATCCTATACTAAGTCCTTCGATAGACTTCGTAATCTCTTTTCTAAATTTACTTACATCAAATGGTTTTGCCATTGTATCTCCTGATTAACGATGTGTTCCGTTAGTATATAAACTAAACGGCTGTTTGTCTAATAGATCGGGACATTTTTCCGCTAGTGAATCTAATTCCCAATCATTAGGATAGTGCCGTAACGCACCCCTTGCTCGGTCACGAACTATGCTAGGAACTCTGGGTGTTTTACCAGGGTCACATAATTCTTCCAATAACTTTTTACCTTGCTTGATAGCACGGTAGCGTTCGTCTGGTAATGTCATATATTTCTCCTTAATAGTGAGAACGGTTTCCCGTTCTCTATTTCAATTAAGCAGGCTTATTTTGACGAGCACGGATCATTGCTAGAATGTCCTGTGTTTTATCACTACTAGGGGTTGCTTTAGGAACTACGATTGGTTCACTAAATGATGCTTCTGCTTTATTAACATCATCTTCCCATGGTGCAGATTCTGCTACGGTCGCTGTTGCGGGTGCAGACGCTACTGGTACTGCTGTTGGTTGTGCCGCTGTTGTTCCTGCAGGTGCTTCTAATCCATATGGACGATAGTATGCCCCCCAACGTTCATTGTCAAAAGGTTGACCATCAACTGATGCTTCAAACATTTCTTTCATAACGCGGAGTTCTGCTTCACCGGGCTTCTTAGGCAAGAAGTCAGATAAGTTATGTAGACCGAAACTTTCAATTGCCGATGCTTCTGCTTCTGTCAACGCAGATTCTTTACGAGCCCATGTTGAAGTTGAATAATCAGCGTAACCACCTTTACTTGTTTTCTTAATATTAAAATCAAGACCACGCATATAGTCAGTTGGCAATTCTTCCATTTCAGGATCCATCAAGCTAGACTTGATAACTGTGAAGATTTGTGGGCTAATAACAAATCTACGAATAGGATTCGCAGGTTGCTTGTCTTCACCGATTGGGTTTTGACGAACAAAGCCCTGGAACAAGTAACTACGCTTCTTCCAATATTTGTTAGCCATTTCTTTCAATGTCTCATCCTTATACCAAGGACGAACTTCTGCCAAGATAGGGCAGACTGAACCATCATTGTACATTTCTACACAAGGAATCTGTACGATTACTTGCTTCATTTCAGGATGACCTTTTACGCCATTGAATGGTAGTTTGATGATTTGTTTTTCAACCCAGAAGAACGTATTGCTCTGGTTACCATCAGGTAGGATACGTAGACTAGCTGTTGTGCCTTCATCCATATTCCAGTGAGGGTAGACTGAGTTGTCTGATTGCTGGGTAGACCCAGTATTATTTGATTTGTTTTCTTGTGCCGCAATACGAGCACGAATTTCTGCTAAAGATGCCATAATAAATTTCCTTATTTCATTGACTTGGAGTCTGTTTTATTGTCGCCGCTTCACCATGAAGCGACTAACACAAGATAGAGTATAACATACTTTTCTCTCATGTCAATAGTATTTATGCCGGATGTGGCTAACCTCACCTTTTAAGTGAGGTTATTGAGAACTTATTTACCCAATAGACGCTTGATTGCATCTAGGTCTTTTTGTCCTTCTGATAAGTTTTTGCTTTCATCTACCCAGCCAGTAAATGGACCGGGATCAAATTCTTGACCTCTACTTGCTCTGGTAATTTTATCTTGTATTTCAGGTTGGTCTGTGCCATCACGTTTAACCAATGCATCTCTAACTTTAACCATATGCGTAATTATAGGATTGTTTGGATTCTTGTTAGGGTCATCGCCAGCTTTCCATACTGTTCTGGGAACGGCTTGACCAAATTTCCAATCAGGTGGTAACTCAGTTGGACCTATTGCTTGTCGAGGTGCAGTTAGGTCTGCTACCGGTCTAGCTGGTCGGGGTTGTGCCGCTGCCTGAGCAGATGGTAATGGTGGACGAGTTGCTACCGAGGCTGCCTGTGTTGCAGGGGCTGCCTGTGTTGGTGCAACACTGCCGGGAAGAGGTTTGCCTGTATGCGGATCGAATCTAGCTTCAGGGGGCAATGGTTTACCTGTTTCTGTATCATAACCTGGAGGTGCTGTTGGTGCTGCCTGTGTTGGTGCCGGAGCAGGTGCTGCCGGCTTTTTATATGCACCAGAACGAACTCGGTCTAACATAGAACCAGACTTCATTTTATTTCTTACATCGTCCAACACACCTTCATTGATTTTACTTTCATTGGCACCAACTAAGCTACCAGGCTTAGCGTAGTCATCTTTTGTACTAAATTGTCCTGCAGATTTTTGTTCTGAATCTAGTTCTTCTGCTACACCTTGTTTTTTATCCCAGGCTGCATCAGTTTTAACATTATATTCTTTGCCACCGGCTCCGATATCGGCCACACGACTTCCAACCTCTTGCTGTGTCTTCACTCTTGCCATGTTACTCTTATCTACACTCTTACTCAAAATACCATGCATCTTTTTTGCAACATCTTGTCTTGAGGGTTTAGTCTTAGATGGTTCAGGTGCTTCTCCAATAACTTCAGATGCCCATGCTTCTAGTGCAATAGTTTCTTCCATCTCAGAAGTTTCAGTAATGTTCTTGCTCAACTTACTTAGTATTGGCATAACACCCTCAATACGAGGATCTAAACTACTAGACATAAACATTTCACTTAAGTCAACTTGTTCTTCATCTTCCATCAATGCAGGGGTGTAGCTTTCAAAATAACTATTATAGCCTCGCTTGCCTGACATTTTACTTAATGACTCACGTAGTTTCTGATAATGGTTAATGCCTTCAGTTACTAATTTTTGTGCTGATTCATTGAACTGCCCATTGCGAGTAGCACGAACAAATCCTGCCATCTTTTGATATTCCTCACATAAACTAGAAATATGATTCCAACGGTCATCGTTAGCTTTGCCACCCTCAGCGATATGTCTTGCAAATACACGGGCTAATCCAGGCTTGTCAGTAGGAGCTAATGCTCTTTCACCAATTGAATTTTCAATGAAGATTTTATCAATTTGACGGAAACGCTGTTCTCCCTCTTCCATGTTACGCTTATGTTTAATTATTATCTTTGTTGTAGGTACATTGTCGCTATAACTAGCTTTTTTACCTTGAGCATGATAACCTTCATACATCTTTTCTTGACGTTTAATGTGTTCTCTTTTTGCCATATCGTTTTCCAAATTATCTATATTAGCTAGTTTAAAACTAAGTTGTTTCATCATAGCAAATCGCTTTAATGTCTTAATTAGTTGTTCCCATGATTCGCTATCAGTTGATCCATTTTTAGGGCTACCGGAAACAGCGTCATCAAAGTAAACAATCAATTGATGTAATCCGTCAATAGATACAAATACTTTACCATAGGTTTCACCTTCTTTGGTAAATTCAAATTCAAAGACTTCAGCTTCTTCAGGTACAGGAACTGCTTTACCGTCACTGCCCTTATTAATGACTGCGCGGCCGCCCCTGCTAAGTACTTTTTGTAATTCTGCCCTTAGGCTTTCTTGTTTTTTTGACATATAAACTATTTATCAATATTGTGATTAACCCATTACCGCAAAGAAGGGTAACGGGGCTATAAATTCTTCATGGTCACGCATGTATGAATCTAAATTAGAATGGTATTCACTCAACTGCTGTAAAATTCGTACTATTAATAAGCTGGCCATTACCAAGTCATCGGTGTCACCAATCTTAGCTTGAAAACTGCCACCAGATGCAATAAAACTCTTTAACTCAGTTATAAGACTATGGCTATTAACGGTCATTTTCTTAGACTCTACTAATGTTTTGAACTTGGCGCAGGCTGCTAATTTGCTCTTGTTAGTTGTATTGAAACCCTTACGCTTTTTACCGTTCTCTCCCATGAATGTTCCGGGGATGTTAGACTCACCGTATTCGGCAATAGAAACTAATGCCGCTTCTCCGATTGAGTTTGTCTCTACTGAGTAATAGATGTTGTTTGGTTCGCCCGTACATTCAACAATGTATTTGGCAATTTGAACTAATAATTTTACTTGAGTGGGGATATCGGTTTTGTTATGCTTCCACTCACCAACTTGTGTTGTAGTGTTGGCCTCAAAAATTTGAATAGCAGCAGGATCACCCCCTGTACCTAAACTTGGATCTAGTCCAATCGCATATATATTACCTTTTGCAGGCTTCTTATACCATCGTATCTGGCCTTGACGGAAATTGGGTTCAGTTCCTACCATGTCAATTAGTGTGCTAGGATTAATTAATGTTTCATCTGCAATAATGAACTCACAACCAATCTCTCGACGGAAACGATCATCACCTAGCTGTGCTCTCATTTCATTTGCCCACTGGTCATCTCGTCCAGGTTGTTCAGTATAGTATGCTCTATATGCTCTGAACCCGTTTATACCTATTTCAGTTTTATTACCATAAGCATCTTCAGTCTTGTTGGCACCTTTCCAAATAAATGCAAACTGATCCTCATCACTGTTTGGTGTGCTTGTGATAATTGCTTTACCACCAGTTGATAGTGTTGGTGTAATAGCTGTCCAGAATTCTTTAGCAATACTCGGACGAACGAATGCAAACTCATCTAGGTATAATAGTGTGATAGACATACCACGACCAGTATTTTCAGTAGTTGTTGCTGAAACAATACGAGATCCGTTTTCAAAATCTAATGAACCTTTGTTGTATGTTGTCACACCTGCTTTGATATGATCGGGGCAGTTTTCATATGCATAACGTATACGTTGCATAATTTCTTGTGCGCCTGTATACTTATGTGCCGCAATAAGAATAGTAGAATCTGGTACAAACATTGCGTACCAAAGTAAATATCCTGCCGCTGACGTAGACTTACCTGACTGTCGAGGCATTAGACTAATACTAAAACGATAGTTATGATAGGTGTTGATTAGTCGTTTTTGATAATCCCATGGGTGATATACCATTGACCCTTTAGTAGGGTGCTGAATCATAAAGAAGTTATCCATAAAGTATAGATAACCTGTATCCGAGTCGCAACACTTAATAAAATCGTTTAATTCAGTTTCATCCTTAAACTTTGTTTTAACGTAAGGATTTTTAACTAAGGTAGGAGTATTCGACATATGAATATTTATACGGTATTATGAGGCTGTTAATGTAATATATTTTACTATCGGGCCGTGATTTCCGTTCCAATAACCACTATCTATACCAGATACGCTTACAACCGCGCTAGTTATAGTACCAAAAGTAGCAGGAATTTCACTTCTGTTCAGAGTTAAATCAACATCTGTGGCATTCTGTGGTGCATTTGATAAGCCTGTTGTTTTTGTGGTTACTGTTGCACCACTACTGTTTTTAAATACTACAGTAAATGTATATGTATCTACTTGAGTATAAGTTGCGGCACCACCTTTTTCTTGGTGTCTTATGTTGACTGTAGCTGTAAAAGAAGCAGTATTGGCTATTACACTAGAAACGTCCATAGTTTGCGATACAGTTCTTAATTGGAAGGTGAAATAAAGTTCGCCATTATATAAAGCAACTTGATTAGATGAAGTATAGGAATATGTACCAAATCCGCCGCCAGCTGTCCAACCAGTAGTTCCGTTAGTAAAATCTGAGTTAGTAGCTAATTCCACCGGGTTGGCTAGCGGTGTGAAGGTGCTAGTATCATTAATAGTAACAGTGCCAGTTGTTGCTACTACAGTACCAGATGTTGATACTGTTCTCAATGCAACAGTAAATGTTTCACTTCCCTCAGTTGTACTATCTGCTGTTGGCGTAACAGTAAATGATCCTGCATTACTTGTAATCGTAAATGAGCCGGATGTAGTTCCAAAATCACCTGAGTTAGTTGCAACTGTCCAATATAATGTTGTACCATTAGATACATTTGTAGTTGTAACATTGAATGTTCCTGCACTACCTTCATCAATAGAAGTTGGAATAGTACCAAACGCATATGTTGGTGTTAAGCTAGTGTCATTAATAGTAACTGTATTACTTGTTGCTACTACAGTCCCTGTTACTGATCCTGTGCGAATCTGCAACGCATAATTTTCAGACCCTTCTGTTAATGCATCAGCCTTTAAGTCAAATGATACTGTGCCGGCGTCACTATTAATCGTAAAACTACCCGATGGTAAACTACCACTAGCAAAGTCTGCACCTGTAACATTACCTGTTACTGTATAATATAAAGTAGTTCCATCTACCACATTAGTAGTAGTAATATCAAATACTGTTCCTAACCCGGTGCCTTCGTTAATTGAACTAGCACGTGGTGCTACACTGTAACTAGGTGGGGGAGGTCCTATTGTCCACGGACGACCTTGAGCCAATCCTGACGGATGTGATTGTGTAGTTACTGTATTATTTGTATAAACTGAAGGTAGTAGAGATGTGTCTAGTGTACTAGGACGACCATCTGCCGAGCGTTTAGTAGCTGCCGCAGATAACTTGGCATTTTGCTTTAACTGCTTAGTTGATAAACCTGATATTCCGTTTAATGCCATGTTATTTTCCTACTGGCTTTTCGCCTGTTAGATATGGTCTACTAAACCATAGTTGAAACCACTCGGGAGTACCGGGCCGTATATCATGTTTTTTCATTAACTCACCCTTTTCGTTCCCGGTAATACTGATATTACTTTCTTCTCCGATAACTTGTGAAGTTACACCGCTTAGTCTTTTTAAATCATCTAATGTAATATCAAGATTTTCTTGACGTGTAGGAACGGTCTTGAGTTGTTCAAGACCGTTCTGTATTTTAGCTTGTCTCCATACATCAAAGGTCATGATGTATTTATCGTAATTTACTTGATATCAAGTGGACATTGCTTAGTTGTTAGCATTACAAAAAACTTTTCTTTCATTGTAACTCTTTCGTCATCTGGTCCACTTTTTGACATATCTTTTGGCATCTCTATATCAAAATCAATAGTATTACAAACATCTACGTTGAATCCTGCTCTAGTTAACAATGCGTCCCACTGTTTGACACCCAGTACGCTATAATGGTTACTGTTGTATTCATGTCTACGCTCTAAATCGGGGGAGGGAACTTCAACATACATTCTTCCTTTTAATTTCAATAGTCGATTGTATTCAGCTAAAGTAATGATAGGGTAAGGACTATGCTCCAATGAATGCCTAGACCATATAAAGTCTACACTTTCATCATAGTATCCATCGATTTGAGGGATAAAAGACATGTCATAATTTTTTACAGTATGACCTTTATCTGTGCAGATTTTAGTATCTCCAGGGCTTAGAGTTACCCCAATACAGTTAGTGTATCCTCGAGACTTCATCTCATCTAAGAAGTAGCCAGGGCCACATCCTAAATCAAGAATCAATGCATCTTTGGGTAAATTCAATGGATCAATGTATGTTGAAACCATTTGAGTTGTTAACTGCTTGTGGAATTGTGCATCTCCTTCATCGTATAGATGAGCAGTGTAAAGCCATTCGTTATAAAACTTTAGCTTAATTAAATCTAGGGTGTTATTAATGTCAATCATAAATCTACTTATGCATAGATTAAGATGCCATTATTTTTTCTTCTTAGTTTTTTCCCCGTAACCAGCAAATCCCATTATAGGACTTGTCGTGTGGGTATCGTCTAATTCTTTACTTTTCATATCACCGTGATTCAAATCAGTATACTCGGCTCCAACAGCTTTGTATGCTTGTTTTAGCATTGCCTGTTCTTCTTTGGTATACGGGTGAGTTGATTTACGTTTGCCTATCCAACTTTTCGCTGGCATAACGAGTGGGTCTTTTCCGTTCGCTCCTGCTACTGCCATACCCAAACGGTAGGAAGTATAATCACCGCTTACATGTTCACTGTCACCGTAAGTATTCAACCCAGCAGTTGATTGAACTTGTCTTTTTGAGATTTTCTGTTGGCTCGACTCTGATATGAATTCGTGCGCTCTCATTATTCTCTGTCTGCCTGGTAAGAAAATAAATGCATTACATTCGCATTTATAAGTGGTGATACCATAAGTCTAATATTTCCGTATGCAACATCAACATTGTACCTAGTAACTGCATTGCCTGTAAATACTGTACCGTATACACTATGTTCGGCTCTTATGCCATCATTACGTTTAGTTACAGTAATTGTAGCTGTCTGTGCATCATTGTTATCTAGTACCTTAGAGGTTACTTGAAAACGAACAGTAGTACAAGTGTTTTGTGGTAATTCATATATAACTTGATTTGCAGTATTGTCAGGCGTTATGACATTAGCTGAATTGATAGAGATACCGCCATTAAGGCCGATACCACCATTAACAGCAATATTACCCGTAGATGTGACATTACCAATAGCAATCAAGTCACCAGTAGCATATATGTTTCCCACTTGCAAATCTGCCGCAATAAATCTGTTAGCATTTTGATAAAAACTCAGTACATCAAAGTTTTCGCTTATACCAACGTTACCTATATGTAGCGAATCGTTTTTACTCAACCAAACATTTGCTATTCGTAAGGGGCTACTACCAATATTAACAGTATTAGTTGCAATAGGGATAATGTTAGCACCAATATTAATTTTGTTGTTTGGTACATCCAAAACTAAATTAGCAATACCACCACTAAATCCAGCATTGTTAAACTGCAATGCCCCGTTAGGTCCACCTTGATTTAATAAAGGGATACTAGCAAAATTGTTATTAATTTTGTCAAACGCAACACGTAACGGGTCACCCGTACCGTCGTTGGGTAATTGACCAATATCTATAACTTCTATAATACCTGGAGATGTTGCCATATGAATAT